CGGGTGGTACGATGTCCATAAAACTGGACTCACCTCGGTCTGCCTAGACCGAATTTGGTAAAAGAAGAGGTTTGCGTCGGGTGCGGCCGACAGCTGTGTGTGCGTGTGTGGTTTGGGGTTTGTTTTTGTGCTTTTCTGGTTTTTCCGTGCTTACGAACTAATCTAACTGGTCCAAAATCGACAGGATGGGGCGTGCGCTCCGCATCCCGGGAATCATGCCTGTCGCCGCGATGTCTGCGATGAACCCTCCTCCTCGGCGGGCTTGGGAGTACATTCCCTTTGCTGATTGCCACGCGTAGTCGACGCGGTCAAGCAGGCCTACAGCCTTCTGGGTGAGGTTCTCGCCATCGGACGATGATTGTTTCTGGACAATCCCACTGACTGCCTTAGGGCGCCATTCGAGAACTTTGTAGAGCTCAATCACAATAGCTTGTGCGGGGTCAACTCCGGTCCAACAGACCGCTATACCGTTTCCGGCAGAGGGGCCCGTCAGGGGCTCGAAGCAACCTCCCGACGTGCTAATGTAGGCGTCGAAACAGTTGTCCTTGTTGTCCATTGCGACATGCGGGTGGTTCGCGCGGGGAGGTCCTCCCGAAGTACGGTAGTACTGCGAGGGCTCACCCGGGCGTGCCCGGATCTCGGCACCGGCGGTTTGGAACCGCTCGGTGTTGGACGCCAAGTTCAGTAGAACTGATGCGGAGAGCGTGCTGCCGTTGTCTCCCCCATGGAGTAACTGATCACGGGAAATCCCGGATATCGTAGCTACTCTGCCTTTGAGGGCGGCCATCGCTCCCGCGTAAGATAGTTTCATGCAAGCTGCGGCGAGTCTTCCATCCTCTACCGCATCGCCGGCAACCCAAGGTTTCGCAGGGTCTTCCAACCATCTTCCACTCGTTGGGAGGTCGTAACCGAGAGGGTCCGCGCCTGTGTTAACAGGCTGGATCAAGTCGGTGGACGAACTCCACAAGTAGAGGTTGTTCCCCCCTTGAAAATCCGGAAACCAAACGAGGTAGCCAGCGGTTCCGGTTGAACCTTCGCCACCTCCTATGGTAAACGTCTTCTTGAATCTGGACACGTAACCGTTCTGAGAGCCCCCATACTCGGGAGCTACGGTCGGGCCCATACACGGGTCTTTGATCATGGCAGCGATTTGCCTGACCTTACCCGCGTTGCCGGCGCCACGCAGCCCTAAGCCACGTCGCGCGCGCACAACTGCCTGCCGTCTAGGACGACCCTGGGCAGTTTGCCTCTTCTTCTTTCCTCCGTTTTGATTGCGTTGCCTGTTCATTGGAAGTCTTTCTAAAAGTAACGAAGCAGGGACCCAATAGCCCTGCCAATGAACAGACATTGCCAAGCCTTACGGCTTGGACTTCGCCGGGGTTCGAGCCCCGGACTTTCGCACAGCTGCTGTGCTCACCTTCCCACTAGAGCCGGTCACGTTAGGTTTGCCTGGGCGACGCCAATCTGTGCGCCGTCGGGTCTTCTCCCCGGGTCGTCCCCGGGGCTCGCTTGAGTTGGAGCTAGAGTCACTGGCCTTAGATGACTTGCTCCACTGCTCTTGCCTACGTTTCCGTCGCGCGAGGTTTTCTTTCCTCCTCTTCTCACGCTTGACATCGTCCTTATCCGGTGGAGTGCCGGGGGGGTGCAGAGGGCTCCCCTCAGGACTGGTTGATCGTTGCGGCGCCGATTGCTTCTTCTCCTCCTTCGTTGGCTTGAAGGGGACAAGGTCGGATTTACCTTCGAGGGGCTGCTCATTCGCAAGAAAAGTTTTGCTTGCCTCCTCAAGGGCGCGCTTGATCGGAATTGTCTGCTCATATACTTCTTCCACAGATGCCATCAGGATGTCGGTTATCCCGCCGGCGTGGTGTAGCTGACGTGCCTGGTCTACCATCAGCTCGAAGTTGGGATCGGGGACCTTGGTAAGATCCTCGACCACGTGGGTTCGCTCGTTCTTCTCTTCCTTCCGTGGTACCTCACTAATGAGTTCGCCCCCCGGAGGGTTCAGCAGAGCTGCCGCCCCAAGTGCTGGTTCGATTGGGTCTGCCACAACCGGTGGCAGCGTCAGCATGTCTTGGAGAGTGTTACAACCCTGCAAAGCGGTGAACAGTCCTGAAAGTGTGATGCCGGGTATCTGGTCCCGTAAGACATCGAACATCCAAGGTGCTCTCTCATTCGGCCATCGCTGGTCAATCTCGTCGACAGCATAGAAGTTTGTGTCAGTTATGCCAACTTTCTTGAAGCCCACACCTAGGAGCTCTTCCAATTGGAGAAGGCCCTCACGTGTGGACTGCATACGCTGGATGACAGTCTTCATTGTATCGACAAGTTCTGCCGCGATTGGAGTGTTTGCGTCGGTCGCTGCTAGGGAGAAAAGTTTCTCAACCAATTTGCGCTCCGGCGGGGCGTTGTTGACTTTGCAAGTGTGGAACTTGGTCAACTGCCTTTTCGGATCCCAACACGATGTCGGGTCTCCGCTAAACACGTCAGGCCCATATACACGCGCAAGGAAAGTCGGATTTGACCCCGGCTCCCGCCTGATTTGCGTTACATAGTGCCTGCACTTCCTGGCGCCTGCGGTGAGTGCGTCGGCAGATAACTCCCTCGCCAATCCATCGTCGCCCCCGAACATGCAATAGTTCCGAGACATGAAGTACGCTTCCTCGACGGTGTAGTACTTTCCTGTGTCTGGGTTGTTCATGCTGCGGTAAGCGGCCATGTGTACGAGAAAAATCTCGCTGGTGTTGAAGAAGGTCGTCTGCGACGAACCGGAAGATCTCGTGAAGCCGGACTTGAATTTTAAACCCCACGTCGACTTTGCCGTCACGTGGTAGTTGGCTTTCAAGCTCGTTTCGAGTTCTTGGTGATGCTCCTCGGCATAGAGGCCAAGCATGAGGCCTCGCGTCATTATGCGCCCAATATCGTTCTCGTGGCCATCCATCCTGACGATGTCATCTTCAGTCATGTACACGGCTCCGTCACATACCCTTGCGACACCCTCGGCGATGGATCGAGGGGTCTTACCAAATGCGTACCAGTCGAACCTCTGGAAGAGGTCCATAACCGGATACATGTAAGAAGAATGGTCTATCTTCTCCTTGGTTGGGGATACGGAGATGCCGCGTGGATCAGCATACTTTCCCGCTGGATCGCCTTTCTCGAAGTACCCCCAGGTAGGATCTGGAAATAAGTCGCAGCAATCTTCGCGTAGAAGTAGCGCCTGTTGAGTAGGTCTGGGTTGACGTGCCGAGACCTCTTCGTACGATGCAGGGTGCATTTTCCCTTCGATGTCGCCGAACTCAACATGGATGATCATGTGAATGAAGTGATTGATCGTTTCGAGGATGAAGTTCATGTCCGGGTTTGCGGCCATGTTCTTGAAAACGTTGGTTTGGGGCAGTAAGATGCGCTGGATGTACGCCGCGTTGTCGTTCGCGGGGCACCTGTCCGGAGCTGCAGCTGGGCCGATCAGCGGATTGCACCACACCTGGACACTGGGCTTATAGTCCTCGTTGTAGAACTGTGCCCTCCGTCCGGCTATCTTACACTGGTATCGCATCAATCCTATAAAGCAGAGCTGTGAATAGTCGTTATCCACGCTCGCCTGTAAGTAGGAGAGGTAAACCTGTGCAGTGAGCTTGGTGGTGCAGCGAAGGTGGGTATTGAGCGACGTGGCCGTCACCCCGAGTTTCTGTCGACTGTTCGTAATGAAGTGCTCCTTCAATGCAACATACTCGTCGGTGGTGATGGTGGCCGCCGTCATGGCGCCGTCTCTCGAAACAGACATGCGTGTCATAGCTGTGTCACGCTCGTCCGTAACCGAGGTGATCACGTTCCAGCCATTACCGTTAAGTGGTTTAAACTGGGTCAGTGTTCTAGCCTTGGTTCCTCCCACCTTAGTAGTAAGGTAGGTGTCGAGACATCCATTATGCCTGGTGATCGGGGAAAGCAGGACTAATTGCCTTCCGAATGAAAGTTGCTTTCGTTCGACCAGGTAGGAAACGGATCGCCATGTGAAACTGGTGTTCAGGGAACCCCAAACTTTGCCAGTGAATGTAAGACAGTCGCCCGAATAGTCCCAAATCTTGTGTGACTTGGACGCGGGCTCAGCGCCGAAGATGGCGCCTCCACTTACCAACATGTGCAGTTCATTATCCTTGAACCAATACGCGCTGTTGTGCATCTTCCCGGCGGGCTCCGTAGGCTGAATCGTATAGATCAAGCAGGGCCGCGCAAGTCTCAGGAGAATGGCAGGCATATCCATGTGGTAATCATCGTCTACAAACACCGCCATGTGGGCAGGTCTCATGCCGTCATGTTGCGGTTTCACGTTCATATCCTTCGCCCAATGGTAGTCGCGATGACCATCTGCATTGTGGCGTTGATCGGCCGAACTTGCATTCACCATATATGGCCTCTTTCCAATTCTACCCCCCAACTTCACGGCGAAGGGGAATATACTATTACGCTCAGCGGCGGCGTCTTTGTGCGTTGAAGCACTTTGGAAATGGCATAGGGTGAACTCAAGTTCTGCAAACGCGGTTCTCGTTTCGCTCGGTGCGATTAGCCTGTTGTGGCTGTCGAGTCGGCGCGTTCTCCACCCCGCGATGATGTCGCGAGGCAGGCCCTCATACTGTGAAGAGGGTGTCTTCTTGCTGTCGTAGTCTTTTCCCTTGATAACCCTGCGCGCGATCCGGCGTCTTGCTAATGCCCTAGTAGATGGACTCAGTGCACGGATCTTCTTCTTAAGCAGGCGTAGCTTAGGATGAAACCTTCCAGGCTTGATCTTCTCAGGTTGCTCTTCCGGCACGTCGTATGTCGGTGGCGGTCCTGGAGCGCAAGCTTTGGCAGGTGCGCGCACGCTGGCCTTTCGAACCGATTCAACGCGAACCGGGTTCCAAAGTGGCCTCGCGTGCCGCTGGGGTTGTTTCTTGGGGTTGCTTCTTCCGAAACAGCGTGAAAACATTTGGTTTGTATTCCGATTTCGTGAAATCAGAAAGTCTCTCAGGTTACAGAGAGG